GGACCTGATTGCGTTCAAGACGCACCATTTGTTTGCATTTCCCCGCCGGACGACGAATCGCCTTTGGAGATATGAAGATTGGACTATGAAGAGGTAGGTTATCAACCCTACCTCCTACGTTCTCTTATGATCCGAAGAGACCGGTTACCCGGTTCGACGGTGGTAAAAGCACAATGGAACTAACGTCACGCATCGCCGAAGGGTTGCCCCCCCGGTGCTCTAGGAGAGGAGTCCATTGCCATCAGGCAGAACTCCTAGACATCGTTACTCCACTCCTTTCACTAGCGCTTTCGAAAGCTGACGGCGAGTCGCTCGCCAGAGCCGCAGAAGCTGCGATCGCTTACGACCCTCGAACCGCGGTGCAGTTCGTTCTGCAATGTTGGGGGTTACTGGAATGAGGTCTAATCGATCTCTCCAGTCCTCAACAGCCGCCCAAACCTTATTAAGGTCGTCCATTGTAGGTGTCTCTAAAGACTCTACACCCCTTACTATCTCGTCCAACTCCGCCTTAAAATCGCGAAGCAACGTTCCTAGGATGAAATACTCCCAGGTGTTACGGTGCCAGTTTCCTGGATCCATAACCGTTGCCCCGGTTCCGTACTCATCTTTGAGCCGAACCCGGGAAATTCCATATAAATGGGCATTCAGCGACGACTTAAGACTGTCAACTAGGCGAGACCAGAGATACGATGAGATTTCTCCCACAGTACCTGCGGGTACCTCCATCACATCCTTAAGATTTCTCAGAAGGAGCCAGTTATTCACACTGGTCGACCAGGGAGAACCCGGTCGAGTCAAGAGGACCGTTAGGCCCTGAAGACGGGACCTAGTATCTAACACGGCTGGTAGCGATGCTAGACGTCGGTACCCATAGCCAAGTAACCTAGCAGCCATTCTTACCGTTTCCGGTAAGACGTCCCATCCTGGTTTCAGATAACTCTGTTGCAGGACGGTCTCCAAAACGCCTTGGTCTGCTTTCGCAGTACCAAGAGCTAATAAGGAGATCCATGAGGCGTCTTGCCCATGGATGAAAGTTCGTTTTGCGAACTCAAAGCTGCCATTAGACGAAATCAAGGATTTCGCCAATCCAACCTCCACTCCAATTACTTGGAGCAAGGTCAGGTACTCTTGAGCCACTTTAGCGTCTGCTAAGACGATATCGTCCCCAAGTAGTGCATAATCTTCGAACCACCGTAGTGTTCCGTATGCTCTATATGCAGCATATTGGACAAGAATATGGTGAGTTAGCGAGAAGACCGCCCAAGAGGTGAGCGCACCCATTGGTTGGCCAGCTCCGTATGTTACCACCGGAGCAACTCCCTCTTTGGGAACTTTCGTCCCCTCCGGAGGAGCTGGTACTATAAATCCACGCCACGTTAGTAGGCGGATCCATAGCCCCGCTAGCCGAGGCCCCAAGAGCAGGGCCAAGACCGCATGCTGCAATAACGCAGGAAACCGATCAGTGGCAGATGAAAGATCATAAGACCAGTACGATCCGTGCGGACCTTTCTTGGCTAACAGCCTCTTGGCTGGAGCCAACTGGTCAAATGTCCCATCCTGTGGAATGGTTCCCAGGATGTTAAACAAAACGTCATGGACCGGTTTCATCACGCATTGCGTTATGCAATCCACCATAGCGAAGACACGTATCTTCCCAGCAGGCTCGACTTTAAACCCGAGTTTGCCTAAGCCTTGCGTCCTTCCGAAACCAGGAAAATCATGGGCGTAATGCCCTTTCCGAAGTTGCAGTTGGATCTGGGTTATCGCCTTTCTTCCAAGGTCAAATAGCCGTGTTACCACGGTGTCCTCGACCAGGGTCAACCACTCTTGCAAGAATGGTAGTAGGTACGGGAATTCCACGTCCTCGGTTTTACCAGAGAGGTCCCAAGCCATAACATCCGAAAGGATTGCTCCGATCGAAGTTGGCTGGGCCTTAACTTTGGGATCGAGGATCGAGGGACCCTGCCCACCTGTATTTGGCGATCCCTTTAGTATCGCAAGGAGTCGGGGTTTCAGGTTTAAAGAGGATGGATTCTCACCCCCACGTGATACCAGCGCGGCCAAGCGTTCCGAATACTCTAAAGGAGTTTCTCCTAGAGAGCAGAGCGGTAACGATGACGTCCCCCTTTCGGGCTTCGACGCTGCCATAACATGGTTTACTCGAAGAGTTTTCACTCCCCGAGCTTGGGGATCGCTCCGCCACATTCGGACCGCAACCGGCCAGAATGCAGCCAAGAATCCAAACCAATCCCTTAGGAATTCAATGGGCATCGTTGAAGGCGCCGTAATAGAACTCAATTTTAGCGTACCTGGGAAATCGATTACTCGATAGAGCCCAAATAGGGTCAACCAAATCCTAAAGGTCCAGATGTCTCCGGACATAAGCGCTTTACGATGCTGCATAGGAATTATCCTCGGGATTCCAGCTTGTGTACGTGAAACCGCGGACTTCAGGTCCCGGGTGTTTGGTATCTTATAGCCCCCGACAGCCTGTTGCAACAGAACTGCGGAAGCCTTCAGATAGATGACCACATAGGCCCACCCGGACCGCCGTTGTAAGCGTACCACATATTTTGCGTAGCGGAATACTGCTGAGTACCAAAAGAACGTTAATCCACCCTCCCTTAGGAAGAGTACCCTCTTCAGGGCTCCTCCTAAGGCGCGACCACCTTTTACAGTGGTCTGCCATTCAAAGTGGGCACCCTGAACGACTTTTGAGATTTCTCTCGGAGTACGATTCAGTAAGTGTTTCATGATAGAAAAA